CCAGGAGGATCCCAGACGTTCGCCGTCACCCCATCACTCAATCCACCGACCGTGACAAAGCTGAATGAACAGGGAGAGTCACTGTTTGATGACGCGAGGGAGAAATAATTCCAGGCTCGCTGCTACTGCCCAGGGAAAAGTAGAGAAAATTAACTATAAACAGAGTAATAATGGACAAGTACTTCCGTGAACCTCTCAGTGCAGCAGCCATTGCAGGCGGGGTCACAGCCGCTTACGTGTACGGCAAGAATCGCATGAATGGTGAGGGGAAGCTCAAGAATTCGGACATGATGAAGCCCGCCTTTTTGGTTGGTCTGCTCGTCTATTTCATCGTGTCTCAGGGAGTTGGACAGGGTGATGCAGTGTCCAAGGATCCTTACTAGAGTTCCTACGGACTTAAAGACAAAAAACATATAAAATCTAATGTCCGCCACTGCATTTAACAACATGCTCGGCAGCTTTTTTGATGACCTTCTCTCGGAGTTTCCAGACAACAAGGTGATCAAGGAGGCGAGTGAAAAGCCCAGGACGCGTGAGACGATGGATCGCTTCATGAAGTACACGGGTCCGCGGGTCCAGTATCTTTCAGAGAAAAACTCGGCATTCTTCTCTGAGAAGAACAAGTTTATGCAGGAGATTGGTGTCTGTGATGTTTGGAAGGGCAAGCAATTGTCTCAGCAAAGCCGTCTGGCGATTTGGGGTCACATCCAGAACCTGCACATGATTGGCACGTCGATTGCCATGCTCCCACCTCATATGCTCGCGATGGTTGAGGCGACGGCGGAGAAGTTTGCAAAGGAGACTGCTGACGGGGGTGAGATGACCGAGGCGAAGCTCATGTCGAGCATGCAGAAGATGATGGCTGACGTGATGAAGAATATGGGCAACTCTTCAATGCCCGAACTTGACTGAAGTGTTTTTTTCCCAGTACATAGTAATATGGATCCCAGTGAGATTTTCCGCACGGACCAGTTGCTCAACTTCTGGCCCACGGGGACACAGTCGGCAAAGGAGAGAACAGCCTCTACAGTCCGCTTTGTCCTCTACGCAAGTGTGATTGTATATCTTATTAATCGTGACAATCGCGTTTTCGCCCTCGCCGGTCTTGTCCTCGCAATTCTGTATTACCTGTACACGTCAAACATGATGACTGACGGTAAGATTCGTGCGACACTCGGGAACGGTCGTGTTGCTGGCCCAATTCGTGACAGTGTGACTATGCCTTCGCTCGACAATCCCATGGGGAATGTTCTGATGACTGATTACGTTGATCAGCCCGACCGCCCGTCTGCCGCGTGGTATCCGAGCGTGCGCACTGAGGTTCAGAATGAGTGGAGCAAGATTCATCCATTTGAGCGCAAGCGTGATGCCGAGCGCAACTTTTACACCATGCCAGTGACGACGATTCCCAACGATCAGGCTGGGTTTGCACAGGCATCTTTCGGCAAGCCATTTTCCCCGATGTGCAAGGACCAGGGTGGTGCCTCATGTGACATTGACAACGATCGTTTCCACTTCCCCGAGCGTACCCAGATGCGTGCCGGTAACGGGAGGTAGACTAAATAAAATCCTCCATGAATAGAAAGAATGCCTCAGGAGTATTATTCTGCGAAGGATGCCCTCCTTCAGCCCGGTGTGTGGCAGGGTCCAGCGACCGTCACGATGGTTGACATTGCCGATGCCGAGTCTCGCCTTCGTCCAGTGGATACCCTTTCATGGAAGAATGGGTGGTCCGAGAATTCATATGATTTTCCCAACAGCTACGTGAAGCTGCCCCTGCGCGTCGTTGGTTTTGACCCCATTAGCACGTACGCAAATGATCAGAATAACCGTTTCGTTCAGCGCTATGTTCTGAAGTAAGCCAGGAAACCGAGGCTTCGCCCAAATAGTCTGCTTCGCAGACTGACCGTAAATAAAAAACTAATCCATTAGTAATATGGATCCACTTGCACTTGCTGCAGTAGTAGGTTTGGTGTTTGCCGGAAAGCGTCTGAGTGAGAATTCAGATGATGTGCCGGTAACCACGGAATCCAGAAAACCAGGCCCCCCAGTTGTGACTCGGCGCGATACCGACCTTATGGCTCACCCCGGTGATCACTGGGCAGACTATCAGGATGTCAAGATTATGACCCCCGAGCTCGGTCGTCGTGTTGGCGACTGGCGTCTTCAGCCCAAGAATGAGATTCCATCTCTGCAAGACACGCGCCCCGACGCCAAGGCGTCTCCATGGGGTCAGCCTGTGTACGATCTGTACGGTCGCCAGAACATCACGAACAAGATGAACAATTTCCCACCAGTCGAGCGGATTCGCGTCGGCCCGGGTTTGGGCGTCGGTCCAGACGTGGCCGCTACTGGTGGTTTCCAGCAGTTCTTCCGTGCTCTTCCCAATAACATCAACGAGGAGCGCCTTACGACTCTGGATGGTCGCCCTGGTCCAAGCAATCCTGTCGTCAAGAATGGTGGTGCCGGTGGTATCGGTGAGATGACCCATCAAGCCAAGGCGACCAAGGCGTGGAATCGCCCACCCGCCAAGAACAGTGCTCAGCAGGCACAGGGTGGTGGTATGCGTGGCATGGAGGGTCGCCCCGACCAGATCAAGACTCGGCGCACGACGATTCGTCAAGAGACGGGTTTCCGCGGTGACACTCTCGAGTACGGTATTGCTCATTACAACGTGAAGCAGCCATACGACGGGTCTCTGACGGACAAGTCGCTGCCCCACCTGTCGAACAACCGTTCCAATCCAGATCGCGCAGGAAACGCTGGTCGTATGAATGTTCGCGACGATCCAGTCAATGCTGTCGGTGCCATGACCAATATTCGCGCCGAATCCACGGCATTTCCAGTGTCACACCCATCTGCCGGTCGTTTTCAGAACTACATCACTCCCGAGTTTGAGAAGTTTAACGAGAAAAAGACGGAGATGGGTAGAAACCCATGGGTTGACACGCTCGACATTGCCATCAAGCAACTCGCAAAGAATTCGTTCGTGCAGGAGCCTTTGTCAGCCCAGTAGACTGTTCACTCGCGTCGCAAGTCAGAAAAAAACCTAGGTTAAGATTATAAAATGAGCGGTGGCATTGTTCAGCTCGTCGCTACGGGTGCTCAGGACGCTTGGTTGTCCGGTAAGCCCGAGGTTTCCTTTTTCCGTTCCAACTACAAGCGGTACACACACTATGCTCACTCGATCGAGCGCCAGGTGATCCAGGGTAATCCACAGGCTGGTAACATCTCCCTGGTTCGCTTCGAGAAGAAGGGTGATCTTCTGAGCTATGTGTACTTTAGCGCTCGTGATTCGAACAATGCTGGCGTGTCCGGCCTGGACTGGTCCAAGATTATTGACAAGGTGGAGCTGATGATTGGTGGTCAGGTGATTGACACCCAGGACTTCCAGTACATGACTGACATCGAGCCAGTGGTGGGTGCTCAGAACTTCTCCCAGCGCTACCTGAATTTCAACACCAGCGGTGTGACCAACCAGAAGAATTCCTTCTTCCCTCTGAAGTTCTTCTTCTGCAAGGATTACTTCCTGGCTCTGCCTCTGGTGGCCATCCAGTTCCACGATGTGGAGCTGCGCATCACCTGGGCCAGCCAGCTGGGTTCCACCCTGACTTTTGGCCCAACGACCAACCCAAGCCTGTCAGCTGTGCCACAGGCAACCATCAACGTGTCTGCTGCGGTTGTGACTGGCGCTGGTGCCAACACGGCTTTCCTGGCGTACAACTCTGTGAACGGTCCACTTTTCACCGGCTCTCTGGTGACCACCTCCGCAACTCCAGATGCAAACACTCTGGCAATCGTGAAGACGATCGGTAACGCGACCATCTACTCGAACGTGACCATCTCCTTCGCCAACACGACCACCATCGCCAACGTTCTGCCAGCAGCCAATTCGACCCTGAACGTGTTCGCCCCAGTGACGTCTGCTCTGGTGACTGCCAACACGATCATCACCGGCATCTCTACATCGGCAACCCTGACCATCAATTCAGTCAACTCCCCAACCGTGGGTGCTGGTATCCAGGGTGGTCAGTACGTGGCTGGTCTGCCTCTGACTGGCCCAGTGGTTGTGACGGCATCAAATGCAACCACTGTCAACGTGAGCTTCGGTGTGCAGGCTTCACCTCCTCTGACGGCTGCAATTGTCGGCACGCAGCTGGGTTTCTTCACCGGCACGGCCACCACCACCACCACCTACGCAAACCTGACGTTCGCCTGCTGGGCCAATTTCATCTACCTGGACCAGGCTGAGCGCAAGTTCTTCGCGGACAACTCCCACGACATGCTCATCCACCAGGTGCAGCGCGTGCCAATGAGCAGCAACCCAGTGCAGGAGTTGGCTCTGGCGCACCCAGTCAAGTTCATCGCCTTCCAGTCCCAGCGGTACGACACTGTGATCCAGAACGGCAACAACGCCCAGGCAGCCTCGAACTACATGCTGAAGACCCAGATTAACGGCACGGATGTCGGTGAGTTCCGCCATCTGAACATGTGGGTCGATGTTCCTCAGTACTACAACACCCCCTTCGGCTACGTGCACAACAACCTGCAGGCGAACGTGGCTGTCATCAGCTACTGCCTGGACACCTCCAAGAACCAGCCCACCGGCACGATCAACTTCTCCCGCCTCGACACCTACCGCATCGTCACCCCCGTGCAGCTCAGCGATCCAGCCACCGGCCGCACCGGCCCTCTGGCACTCGCCAGCCCACTGATCACCAACCCCTACCTGTACGCAGTCAACTACAACGTGCTCCGGATCCAGAACGGTCTCGCCAGTCTTTTGTACGCAAATTAGACTAAAAAATTAGTCCCACTGACTAGTAACAAGCATGCCACTCTGGTTTTGGCTCTTGATTGCATGTATCGTATTTCTTATCACGTATGACAAGCGCAGCGGAAAACTCCAGGAATTTTTTGGCCCAGACATAGTAGTTGAGAGTCGAAATGGCGACTCGGGAAAGACACAAAGCAGTAGCGATACCAATGAGCCAAATTGAAGGAGTTCCGCATTTCCTCGTGGTCCACGACCGACGATACAAGGAATGGACGTTTGTTACCGGCGGATGCCGGCGTCGAGAAATCTACAACCCACTTCGATGTGCGGTTCGAGAACTCGAAGAAGAAACACGCGGAACGATCAACTTGAAGAGAGGCTCGTACGCCTACTTCAAGTTTTCGACTGACACCCCAGAACCTAGAGATCTCGAAGATGGAGTTGATGTGCTGAATCACTACCACGTCTACGTCTTCGATCTCCCAATGACTTCAATTGAACACCGACACATTGTCAGGAGGTTCACCGAGGAGAAGGACAAGATGGAGGGTCATGTCGTGCCGTTTCGCAAAAACTATGATGAAAATGATGCCTGTGAGTTTGACACGCTCGATGGCATCTCAAAAAGAGACAACCTCTGGCCGATGATTCGTACACACGTCATCCGCAATCCCGAATTTGTACATGCAATTCGAAACAGAAACAAAACCCCGTTTAATCTCAGAATTTAAATTCAAAATGTTTTTTAGATGACACCCAGTAAACTCTGGTATGCTCAGAAGCTCGCGACACTCAGGAACGACGGTTCGAAACCTGAAGAGCTCGCAGAGCAAATGACCATTCGCAGATTGTGCTACGAGATTGAGAAGCTCGAAGAGGAGCAAGTCGAGGCCGAGGATGAGGTTCCGGACGTCGAGGTGCTCGCAAATCAGGAAAAGGTGAAAAAGCCAAAGAGTTTCTGGGCTCGTCTCGCACTCGACTCGTCATCTGAGGAGGACGAGGAGTAGGGCCTTCGGCCCGACGGGAACCGAAGGTTCCCTGACTTTGTACACCTAAAGAAAATGACACCTAAATAAACAAACAATGGACTTATGGACCGTCCCAAAAGCACCTGGGACCCACACATTGATGAATGGTGGGATCCTTTTTGTACCGGACGATGACATGTCTGCGTTTTTCCAATTGTACATTGAACAGTTGAAAAATAGCAAGCTGTACGTGGTTGAGCAAAAGACGAACATTTTCAAGTTTTTCGTCGATCTCGACTACAAGGCGGTGGAGAAGCTCAAAGATGAAGCTCTCTTGGCCATTTGCGACGTGATTCATGACGCCATCGGACGGCCCGGGAGGTGTTGCATCGCACGCGCACAACCTCGACCGGTTAAAGACCCGAGTGGAGTGCACACGACACTCATTAAATCTGGTGTACACATTCACTGGCCAGACTTTAAGGTTTCGAAGCAGGAGGCGATTTCTGCACGTTCGAAGATACTTTTGGCTCTTCCAGAGGTGCAGGAGGTGGATTGGGCTCAGGTGATTGATTCGAGTGTCTATGGCGGTTCTGGACTTCGGATGCTGTGGTCACACAAGAAACCTTCAGGAGATCCATACATTCCATGGCGCGAGCTCGGTGGGAGGGAGTTTACAAAAGAGCCAAATGCGGAGATTCTCGAGCTGTTCTCGATTCGGTGTGCATCGTACGAGCACAAGTCTGAATTCGATCAAGACGACGCACCTGCAGCTGAACCGATCGAGGAGTTTATTCAGCGATACCTACGAGGTCAGCGCCGAACACAGGTGAAGAAGATTTAACGACTCGAGGAGGGTGTAGACGTGTGGTACGTTCAGACGGATTCAAAGTACTGTGAACGCATCAAGGAGGAGCACAGGTCGAATCACGTCTGGTTTCTGTTGAACAAGGGGCGGTTGAGTCAGAGGTGCTTCAACGACGAGTGCAAGGATCACGAGTTTTCCGAACATATTCTTCCTCCGAGTATAGTAGATGAGATCGTTACTGTTGGTAGCCCTCCTGGCAGTGACATTATGGCTTGTTTTTCCGAGAGGGCAAAGGGGGCAGTTCCTAAAGTACGAACAGGCGGTGCATCCATATTCTGGACTCGATCCAATGAGCTGGCAACGCTTCCTAAATAATATGACGCTTTTTGAATCAAAAATAGACAGTGACATTGATTTGTCGTCCCAAGCTTTGTACACTGCAGTTGAGAATGTCCGCGACATGAGCCTAGGGATTCGTCTTGCTGATGACGTGGAACATCAGGAAAAGCTCAATGAGATTGCCAGTGCACTCGCATACGACGGAGAATTTGAACTTAACAAAGTTGCTCTTTCAAAGGGTCTTTATTTCTTCCCAAAGTACTTAAACGAGACAATCCAAGATTATCCAGAAGATGCAGCCGAATCGGCCTTCGTCCCCTCCAGAATCAGGTCCCACGGACAATAACGTGCGCACGAAAAGTGGTCGCGTCTCCAAGCCACCTGTTCGGTACGAGCCGATTGAGCAAGTTGAGGATGATTACGCCACTGAGGATTATGACACAGAGGAGGAGGAGGATATCGGCGATGACAATGACGAGGACGAGGAGGACTTTGACGATGAAGATGATGCAGATGAAGATGGAAATTTGGATGGCTTCATAGTACCAGATAAAAGCGAGAGTGACGAAGAAGACAATGGACGACCGATCCCCCCCTCCGTTCCTGTCGTCGTCAAAAAGCGACGTAGCTGAAGCCAACGACTGGCCGGCACGTTCAGATCCAGAGCCGATGTTTCGGCCTTCTTTGAACCTTCAAGAGAAGGAGAGCCCACTTGACAAGCTCAAGGGGAACCCTCTCGTGATGGGGATGCTCATCGGCATCGTCATCGGAATCGTCCTGACCAATATGCGCCCAGTCATTATCAATCCGCCTAAGTAATCATGTAAGAAACAACACGCCCAGATTTTGAATCGTTCCCAGAAAACGTCCCAATTGGTCCCGTGCGTCCCTTGGAGAGATCCTCCTGCAAAAACCCAATCCACAGACTCTCACGCACCTGAGTCTGTGGCTCCATATCCCTGAATACCTCAAACTGGTTGTCAAACGCCTGTACGGGTTGAGATATTTTGGCAGGGGGGCACAG